AGACATTTTCTGCCCTCTGCAGGCCATTAGTTAATCCTGGCTGATCGGGAGTCCACTCCCCAAAGGTTATACGACTTAGCGCCATGTTTCGCTTCCAATATTGTTATCTGTCCAAGTGTCTGATGATGCTGTAACTGGTGTCCAGCTAGTTGAATCGCCTTGTACTTGATTCCATGTATCTGTGCTTGGCGTAATACCTGTCCAAGACTCTGATCCAGCAGTTTCATCTGCCCAATTATCGCCCAATATGTTGCCATTGCACACTACCGTAGTCGTACCATTTATCGTACCGTTGGCAGAATAAACTGCTCTAGCCTGTGCATCTACATAAGCCTCGCAAACAATTGCCCCAACACCTGCGTACTCTACGCCACCAAGGGCAGCTACAAACGCTGTGCCGGTTATTTGTCCTTCGGAAGTACGGAGTCGTATGCCGCTAGAATCGACTTCTGCACTTGATGTAATTGAGCCGATACCAAGCTGTGTCCTAATGCCAGATGCGACTGCACTCGCTTCACCATTGATAGTGCCTGATCCCGACAGTATTGCGCTTGGGAGCGCCAAAACGCTTGCTGATCCATTTATATCTCCTTGACCTACCGCTATCCTAGTTGCATTAGCTAAAACGCTTGCAGAGCCTTCTATTGACCCTGTAGATGATTTTATAGTCGTTGCCGCAGCACTTACCTGTGCATCAGCGTTAATATCCGCTACGCCTGTAGCTATTCTTGTAGCAGCCGCTACTACTTGTGCTTCTGCATTTACCGCAGCAACGCTAGTCCGCAGACGAGTTCCGGCAGAGCTTACATCTGCATTTGCAGCAATAGCAGCACTTGGAAACTTAACGCATAAAGTTGCCCAAATAGGGTCATCAAACGATATTTGTAATTGATCTAGGCTACCAAACGAATCTATATCGTCAATAGTCCAATCGCCACAAACCTCATCTACTTCCCAATTATGGTCAAACGAATACGGTATCTGCTCTAAGTTCCCGAACTGGTCTAACTGTTCGAGAGTCAGCGCCATTATGCCAATGTAACAGTTAAGCTACCAGCAGCAATCTTGAAAATATCGCCTGTATCAATAGTTTTAGATGTGCTTAATGGTGTGTGATACAGCATATTGCCTGTAGTTTGTGCATCCCAAATAGCAATCCAGCCTACTGTGCCATATCCTGCTGTGGCCTGTGGAAAGTTAATGTCAGCAGTCGTTGTTGATACACCGTTTGATGGTGCGCCAAAAGTAGCTGCTTGGCGAATGTATGAACCGCCACTAACTTCTGTACCTGTACCAGCATCGGTAGGGTCAGCAGTATGCAAGCTAACATATACGGCTGCTGGAGCAGTAAAGGTAGTAGCTCGTAATGTGCCGTTAATCAGCGCATTTTCAAGGTAGTTTGAGATTTCAGCCATGATAGTCCTATCGTGAGGTAAGTTTCATTTGTAAGGGAATACCCGAATACTCGCCACCTTGGTCTGCATCGGAAATGTTCTTAACTGCTCTGTCGTACAGGGTTGCCCATGTTCCAGACCTTGCATCGTTAATTAAGTAAGGCTCTGCCTCAAGCAATGCGCCATACAGAAGGGCATCAGGATAGTTAGCCAAAAACACATTGGAGGAGTTTGAGCTAGACAATACTGGGGGCTTTGCGTAGTACAGAATTTCTAATGTATAAGCTGCATCGGGCGCTGGGGCAAACTGAAACTCTGAGGCAAGTACGGTATAAAAAACAGGTAAGCCAGACTGATCTGCCCTAGCATCTCTTGTGAAGGCGCTAGGTGACAGATAAGTTACTGGCATCCGAGGGTTTCCCTGCGTAAACAGGTCACGAATCTCTAAAAAGTCAGTAGGCAAAGCTACTCGTGCATCTGCCGCAACCATAGGGGCTGTGGCCGACTTGAGCATTAAGCGAGTGCGTAGTTCTCTTGCCAGGCGAGTTTCTGCAAAACGAATAAAGTCAGGGATTACCGCAGACAGATCACTTCGCCCTAAATAACTAGCGACTGATGCCTGCAAATCCGTGTAATTTGTGTAAGCCATATTTAGTCCTTAATATCATCCCACCCATAGGTGTATGAACCGACATGGCCTATCTCCATAGATAAGTCATGGTCTACCCATGTGTCTATTCCTGCGTCTTTTGCTTTTATGCAAAAGTAAATATCTTCGCCTAACAGCTTGCCCTTCAATAACTGCTCAAAGTAGAAGTACGGCTGTGGGATATTCTTGAGGCATGAGGTCTTAATCAACATCACACCGCACCCAATTGCATCTACCTTGCTAATTCCTTTTTCCTTATTGGAAAAGACTTCTAACCAATCTACGCTGCCATCTTCGTTGATTTGAATATTCCTAGCCGTAGGCTTAGGCGGCATCATTCTAGTCGTAGCGTTCACGCCTATTATATCTTTTTTGTGTGCTAAAAGGCGCTCTAAAGTGGTCTTAGGAAAGCGCATATCTGCATCTATAAACAGGATGTAATCGCACTTTTCTTCTACTGCTGTACGAACCAAACTATTGCGCTGGTCAAATATCAGCGTTCCTTGCGAGGTATATACATTTAGGTCTATATTCTTTTTGCCAGCCATGTAAGCTGCCATCATTGTCAGGTCAAATGCGGTAGTAACCTCCATCTGCCCTCTTGCTGGGATACAAATAGCAACTCTCATACATTGCCCCCACGAGTGCGAAATACCCTATTATCAGGGTTATTCAGCCATTTAGCCATGCCTTTAGGATCAACAATATGATAGCCACGCATAATGCCTAGCTTGTTTAAATCTTCAATTACCAATGGCGGTAGTTCCGCTATCTTGTTTCTAGGGTCTAGTGGCTGATCGCCCCAGCCCGTCTTTTCACTACGCTCATTAAACTGGCGTTTTGTATGATCTACAAACGCTGTCATATCTGTTTCTGAATGAATAATAAGGCCACCCTCACCGTCAGCATGGGCTGTCTTTATTATTCCATCAACACTACCTAAATTACCTCGTTTACCGAGATCAGACATTTATATCTCCTAGAAAGGGGGCGAGTTTCCCCACCCCCTATTCTACATTACTACTAGGCGGTTAAGTCAAATGCACCACCGTGTGCAGCTTCGTTGCGAACTTCCAGGGTCAATTCGGCCAAGATTTGTGTCTTGTCGCTATCGCCTGCTTTTGCCAGCTCATTCGTTTGGAATGGGCGCAGGTAAGCCAATGCTGCGTACTCAGGATCGAGAACGAGAGCATCACGGGTACGCATGAAACGGTTAGGTACGATCTGCAATACACCAAAGTCGGACTGATACAGATCAGCGCCAGCTAGGATGGTTGCCTGACCGCTTGTAGGCACTTGATAACGCTGTGCTGCCAAACCTGCAAAGCCGGAAACAACTTGCTTGAGAGCTGGGCTAACAAACAGAGCTGATGGTGTGCCGCCAGAAACGAACACTTTGGAGATAACATCCTTGAGGATGGTTTCTGTAAATGTACGAACTGTGCCGTCTGTACGGGTTGAAACACCGATAGTCGTAGGATCAACGCCAGTTACGGATGTACCGTTCTTGCTGGTATTGGTCTTGATGTACGACAGGAGTGAACCCATCTTACGGGCTGTTGAGTTGCTTGTACCAACTGCTTGACCTTGGTTAGCGGTGATGATGGTTTCAATATCACGCTTGATTTCAGCAGAAGCCTTAGCCAACTGATAAGCCTTCTCAGACTTACGGCCAGCCTTGTCTACAGCTTCCAAAGTACCCGAAACCTGAATGGTCTTACCTACGATTTGTGTGTAGTTACCAATACGAGTTGTTGGGCTGAGGTCAGCAGCAGAAGCGTCTGCACCTTCTACCAATGCGTTAGCAGTAGTAGATGCTGCGAGGCTGTCAGTCTGCCACTCATGATAAACACCAGTAGCCTTGGTCTTGCCAATAGATGACATGATTGGGGTATCGGTAGGGGAGATGTTATAGATAACATCGGATAAATCTTCACGAGCGCCAATGGCCTCGTAGCGATTATAAATAGCCATGATTTAATTCCTTAAATTATAAAAATCGTTCAAATAACCTTGCAGCGTCTTTCTTATTGCCGGATTGGCGCAAACGCTCAAAGTCTTTCTTTTTTGCTTCTTGCTCAGAACTCTTAGGGTTAGATGTTCCTGGTTTCAATGTCTTTGGTGCTGACTGCACTTTCTTATGTGCGCCTGGCTTTCCAGCCACTAGCTTGTCATACATCATCGACTTGTAGAGCGCTGACACAGCTCGGCTATCGTAAACTTGGCTTAGTTCCTGATCCGAGAATCCAATGGATTTGGCATAAGACCGAATATCCCTACGGATTACTTCGGCTTTAGCTTCATCCTTAAACTCAGGAATCAACTCTACTAGCTTCTGTTGCTCTTGCTGAATGTGCGATTGCAGTACTTGAGCCTGTTGTTGGGCTTGTTCTTGCTGTACTCGCTGGCGTTCAGCTTGGATAGCGCTAAGTTGCTTTTCCTTCTCACTACGCTCTGCTATGGCGATTGCATACGCAATTGGGTCATTCTCTTTGAGTTCCGCTAAGTTCTCAGTCCCAGTCTGCTGTTGTAGCAACTGCTCAATAACTTGGAGTCGTTGTGCATAGGTATCACGCACCTTGGCTGTTTCCTCAATCTTACTGCGCTCTGCCTCTACGGCCTTGCGCTGTTCCGCTAAAGATTGAGTCTTTTTCTGATAATCGGCAGTCCGACTGTATCCGTTCAGAAGCTCATCAAGGCTTACCTCCAGTTCTTCACCGTTAGCTTTCACTCGGTATTTGGGAGATTCCTCTACTGCTTCTTCTTCGTATTCAGTTTCTTCCGCATTTAAATCCGATTGCTCGAACTCGCCTTCCTCTGCATATTCAGCAGAATCATCGCTTGCACGAACTTCTGGGTCAGCTTGCGCTTCCTCGTTTCGTGGCTCAAGAATAGACATAAATGCGTTAGCCGCACCGTTTACAGATGTATCTACACTCCCTGATGGGTTGGTGTTGTCGCTCATGTTGTTTACCTTTTAGGTAGTTAAAAAAACCGTATGCGCCTCTTATCAATTTCGCTTTGCTGCACGAGTGATTGTAATGACGCTTCAAATTCTTCGATTGCTCTCAGCTTGATTAAGGCTCGTTCTCTGCCTTCTACATCTTCTTCTGCTGATCCAAAAATATACGACTTGTACAAGTCCTTCTGAGCGTTTACCAGCTCCATAAAGAACTCATCCATCAAATAGTTGTTAGCTCTTTCTGCTTTGTTCATTGCATCCCTTTAGCTACCATCTCAGCCGTCTTTAACTGTGTTTCTGCTTGAAACTGTGCAGTCTTTAGTTCTAACTGTGCCGCAGCCTTCTCACGCTCTAGCTGGATCTCAGCAATGGCTTTCTCTCTAGCCAACTGAATATCTGCCTGAGCCTTGAGTTGGTCTGCTTCAATCTTGGCTTGGATCTTGGCTTGATCGCCTGCAATCTGAGCCTGCACCTGTTGCATATAAGCCATAACTGCTGGGTCTTGCTGTGGCTGCTGTGGAGGAGGATTAGACAACATCTGATCCATCTCAGGGGTAATCTCTTTAAAGAACTCGGTAGAGTCGTTAAACCCTGCCGCCTCTATAAAGCGACCTAGTGTTTCCCGATACTGAGCAATAGATACCAATGGGTTTGCTGGGCCTTGCGTCTGCAAGATCTGCTCTTGCTTCTGCAATACCATAGCTGCCATAGCCATCTGCTGATCTTTATTTCCAGTACCTAATCCCACATTAACTTCCATGTCGTAGTTGTTTGACCACTCTCTAGGGTCAATAGATACATACTTGCCACGCAGACGAATAACACGCTCTTTGTCCTGGTACTTGCAAAGTAAGTGGAAAATCCCTGTAAACAAGTCCTTTACACCAGTATCAGCAAAGATACGAGCAATCATCTCAATACGGCCTGCGCCAGTCTGTTGCATTGCTGCGATAGCCGTAGCTGTTGTGTTCTGCAAAATGCTTGGATCTAACACTTGTCCAACTTGTGCTACGCCAGAACGCTTCTGCATTACTGAGTCTAAATACTCTAGCATTGGGAACGACTGAGCTGCGGTTGCTGGTACTGTCAAGGCTTGTACTGCGCCCTGAGATTTCATGCGAACTACCCCATTAGGAGCAACGGTTAATAGGTCATCCATGTTTACTTGACCATCAATAGCCGTCATACGAGGCATATTGGTCAGGTACATATTGTCCAAAATCTGACGAGTAATCGTAGACTTAATCAACTGAATATCCATGCTACGGTCTGCCAAGCTCTGCCCAAAGAACTTATGGGGCATTGGGATTGGGCAAATACTAGCGAATGGGATATGGTCTACTTCCTCGTTATCAAGGATCTCTGAGCCAGCGTAGGTAATCTTACGCAACTCAGCAATACCATCCTCATCGTAATCGGTGCGGATATAGCACTCAAACACCTCAATGTCTTGCATCGAGAAGTCTAAGGATTGCGTTTCATCCGGCATTTCGCCACGGTCAAATCGAGCAATGCGCTCAGGCGTGTAAGTTAGGTCTGAGTATGCAGGTAGGTTATCTACAATGTCTTTATCGTAGCCAGCAGCAATTAAGTCCGAGCGAGTCATGTTAAGGCGATGCGCTACAAATCGAGCATCTTTAATCGTCTTATCACGCTTAGAGATCAAGAACTCCTCTGGCGGTACATTCTGAATCTTAACTCGGCCAGACTCTTTCTTTTTCATTACCACTACATCGTAAGAGAATGTCGCAGGGATAATCATGCCGCTAATGGGATCGAGAATCTCAGGCGATACTTCCTTCATGTCTTGGCTGACCAACTCCATAGTGTTGTCTGAAAACAACAGTTGTAGTTCTTCTGCTGACAGGTCTTTGTACTTCTCTTTTGTAGGATCTGCGCTATCTTCCCACCAGTATTTGACGATGCCGTTCTTTTGCAACAGAGCGTCTTTAAACCAATTGTGCATTAGGATTACGCCATCATTGTCTTGGAAAAAGACTAGATTGCAGTATTCCGTAGCTTGTTTAGCGCCTTCCTCATCGCCTGGGCCTTTAGGCTCAAAGCGGCATAACTCGTCTGACTGGGTAAAGATGCGCAGTAGTTGTGGCAACGCACCATCTACTACCTCAGCTACTTCGCCAGTAACAATGGATGAACGGCCTTCTACCTCATTGCCGTATGGCTCACGATTGTAGTAGGTCAGAGCCTTTCTACGAGCTTCGGTTGTTTCGGTATCTACAAATCCGATTGAGTTATCAATCTCGGACTCTAGAATACCTTTTAGCTTGTTGTCATCCATATTTAAACTATCCAGTTTGCGTTAATCTTTAATGGCTGCGCCCATGTATTTGTTTGCTCCATGCCTAAAGCTAAATACCTAAATGCGTCTGATCCGTGTGATGCCCAATCGTGCAATGGCTTATCGTAAAACACATTGCGCTTCTCGTCATACTCTCGCCTGTAGTTTCTGAGGCAATCTAAACCCTGCTTTACTTTAGGCATATTAAACCAGCAAGTAGGCAATAAACGCCTGACTGACTGGATGCCGTCATCTACAGATAATCTAGGTAGAACTTTAACATCAAGCCCTGCCTCTCTCAATACCTCTAGCCTGCTCTTGCCTGTGCCAAGTTCTCGCACTTCCACATCGTGTGGTAGGAGTTGCTCGGCTTTGTGCCAGTTGTTTTCTTTGAGCCAGTTTACATACCAGTCTAGCCCTTGACCATGATTCTCTACATAGTCCATGATGCGCTTTTCTTGGCCTGTTTCTTGCACTACCCACATGGCAGTAGAATCGCCCATCCCCAAGTCCCAGGCTACATAAGTGCGGCATAGATCATCTCGATCAATAGCGCACATACGACCCTTTTCCTCTAGGTCGTTTATCAGTTTGCCGTAGTAACTTCCTTCTACTGCTGCGTTAAAGCTGCACTCAAATTCTTGGTTGTACTTGTCATCACCCATCTCTTTACGAGCTGCGTCTAATTCTTCTACATCTATAATCTTTGTTTCGCTGGATTTAAACTGCAATGCAGTCCATCCTGGCTCTTTGCTGGCTCGATCAAATAGCTCTTTAAAGTGATTGTTGCCTTTGGGTGTGCCGATAAACAAACACCAGCCCTTTCTATCCGCTAAAGCAGGCCGAATGATCTCGTTCCATATCTTAGGGTTTTGATCGCCAATTTCGTCTAGCACTACCCCATCAAAATACTGTCCACGCAAACTGTCAGGGTTATCTGAACCGTATAGCTGAATCCTGCGGCCTAAGAAGTCCACCCTCAACTCAGCAATGTTTGCCACCGCATCTAGCGGCCTTACAAAGTGCGTAAGGTAGTCCCATGCCACTCGTTTAGCCTGACTTAACTTCTGAGGCGCTCTAGGTTTATAGGGGATCGTTACTACTCGCTCAGCCATTTCACCGCTAAAGGTGCGCCATCTGCGCCAGATACTTCTAATGCGTTTGTTTCTTTCCATTGCGCTCTGGTTTTTAGCCAGAAGATAGCAGCAGCCGTATTGCCATTCTTAGCTTGTTGGAATAGGGTTTGCCCGATAGAAGCGTTTGCATCTACCCTGCCATCCTCTAAATCCTTCTTGTAATGCTTGACCAGCGTATCGTCTGATATGTCTAGCTTGCCAGCAATATCTACATACTTAATCCCTACAGCACTAAGGCTTCGGACTAACTTTCTGGTTTCTTCGGTTGGGATATGTTCTATACCTTGCATATTAAGCCTTTTCTAACTCCGAAAGTACGGCCTTTTTGCCTGTAAATTCTTCCCATCGTTGCACAATTACATCGCAAAACTTAGGATCAAACTCCATGATAAATGCTTGCAGCCCATTCTTTTCGGCTGCGATCAGGGTTGATCCTGAGCCACCAAAATAATCAGCAATGGTCTTGGATGACAGATTAAATCGTTTAATAATCCATTCCATCAAAGATACAGGCTTTTGGGTTGGATGTACTCGGTTTTTCTTTTCTGATGCTTGTGTAAATTGACGCACAACGCTTCTAAAGTTTGCCCATGCCAGCTCGCAATCAGTTTGATCTGATTGACCATTATTTTTATCCCATACCAGCCAACATTCGCTATCAGGCAATACGGAACAGTAATAATTTGCGCCCCACCATATCTGTTTAGCTTCGGGATATAGGCCATATATCAAATTAAACGCATCTTTGGCTACATCAGGGTTATCGTCACCCATAATGTCTGTACCGTAATTTGCCTTCAATACCGATGATTTACTTACAGCGTTCATGCCATATGGGGGGTCTGTGTGTATTAAATCAGGGTAAACCCCAATCATCAGT